TATACTTTCACATCCTTTCTAATCCCATAATATACTCAAAAATATCGCATTGCAATATTTTTTTAGAGAAACTATTGACATAAAATATCGCAACGAGTAATATAAAAGTGTGATAAATATCGCATTGAGATAAAAAAAGGAGGAAAGGGAATGACGGAACAAGAATTGAATACTTTGATTGAGTTAATTACAAAGCTCAATAAAGGGCAATACGAAAAGCTAAGAAGTATGCTTGATATTGCGTTTTCGGTTTCATCAGAAAGCGTTGTTTTAGAAATGAATGAAGAAAAGAAGAAAATCTTTGTAAGAGGAATAAAAGATGACACCTATGTAGGTGCCTATCCCTTAGCTGTTTCTTTTAGTAGCAAAACGGAGAAATAAAAAAAGAGGTGAATGTGATGGAATATCAAATTCGTGTTAACCACAAAGCTTTCAAAAGACCAATCGAACTTGCTCTTCCGGAGGATTGTTTAATCATGGTGGAGGAGTTAGAAACGATCGAGGGTGGTTGGAAAAAAGCTAAACCTGTATGGCAGAACTTTAATCAAGAAAATCAAGAAGATAAAAAGTAGATTGCTAGAACAATCTACTTTTGGAAGCAATAAGGACATCTAATCGCTTTTGTAAATGTACTTGATAGCGCAATGTCATCTACTTGCTTTTCTGAATCACAAATTTGGCAAGCGCTTTTGTTTAATGAAATGATTTTACAAGCTTCTGTTTCATTGGATAAGTCATGAATTGTATTGCTTGAAGAATCGTACAAGAAGCTTTGCTTTCCAGCGTTAGGACTTAGCATATTCATCCCTCCTTTCTTAAAGATTAATTATAGCATTGTTTATCAAAATTAAAGAAAAAAAGAACAAATTGGACTCAAAACAAGAAAGGAGATATCAAATGGACAATCGAAAAACAATTGCAGAATTGGATGAAATAGTAATTGAAATTATTAACTTATTAGCTGATAAAGGCATAAGTGTTAATGATGCCAGATACATTTCGGGAAATATACCTACAGTTTTAGAAGTAGAAACAAAAGTGAAAAGGATAGATTAGATGAACACTGTAGAAGCAATCAAAAGAATCTACTGCATTTGTTATCCAATGGTTTTATGTTGTTTGTTATGTATTTATTTGCAAAAGAAAGAAAACCTACAAATTAAAATGCAGGTTTTGGTAATTGTAACTTATTACATATATCTTTATATTCTTCGAACACTGATTTAGCCAGTGGATTAAAAATACTATCATAATCTTTTAGTAAGGGATGCTCAAAATCTAATACTATTGAAATATCCGACTTAACTTCAATTAGATTTAAATACGCGGTGTACAAAAGTGGAACATATTTTTGACTGTTTGAATCCATCAAATACATGTTATCAATACACAAAAATGTAAAGTCTCCTATAATTTGTAAATCCATATGCGACAATTCGCAACCTTTAGAGTAAAGATTTAATGATATGTATTTTTTATAAAATGGAAAATAAAATTCATCAAATCGTTTATGCAGAGCATCTGTTCGTATTTGCTTTTTACTAGTTCTGTTGTTTATCCAAGCTAAAAGTACAGCAGTAATAAAAGGTACAGTTATGCTAAGTAAATCAATTGCATCTTCAAAACACATTCATTTCACCTCTCTTTCTAAAGATAAATTATATCACTATTTATCTAAATTAAGGGAAAAAGAACAAATTGGACTTTGGAAAGGAGAAAACATGGAGTTCATATCAAAAATACTGTATTTATCGAAAATACTTTTTATGATCATTTATCCAATATTCCTGTCAGGAAAAACTGAGATAACGAAGGATGGAGAACACGTTAGCGCTACAAAATATCTCACGGGTTACTACATCTTATATTTATGTATTGTCATATCGGAAATAAGTTAGGAAATAGTTTTATTTCCTTATAGCAATCAGTCAATAAAAATGACACAAACCAAAAATACGTTAATTAAAATGAAGAATAATTTAACTAGTATTCTAAAAAATGTAGAAACTGCAATATCTCTAAGTAATTTGATAACACATTGGCTGATTGCTCTAAGTGAATAAAAAAAGACTACATTATTTGTTTAAAGCAGTCAGTCAATGAAATGGCACAAACATAAAAGGCGCACTAATGTACGCCAAGGATTATTAATAGAAGTTCAGCTAAAACTGTTGAAATTGTTGCAATTGCTATGTCGCTAACGAATTTACAGTATTGTTTAGAAAGCTTTACTTCTAAATTAAATTTTATTTTCCTTAAATCACCACCTTCCAAGGTGATTATAACACATTGACTGATTGCTCTAAGTGAATAAAAAATGATAGCTTTATCTTTTTAAAGCAATCAATTAGCAACAAAAGGGTGCGCTAAAGCACACCTAATGTTTTAAGAATTAAAGCACTTAAAACTTCAACAATCACTGATGTTGCGACTTTTACAATGATTTTAGAGAAATCTTTAGATAGCCCTAATTCTATTTTAATCTTTATCTTCCTTGTATCACCTCCTTTAGTTTAGTGAAGAAAGAAGATAAGAACCATTAATAGAATAACACAATTGTTAATTGGTTGCTCTAAACAAATAAAGAAGAAAGGAATGATACATATGGAACAAAGAAAACAAAGAACCAAACAACAAGCACTTGGCGCTTTAATTTCAATCACTAAAAAGTTAGATGATTCAGAAGTGCGTAGAGTTGCTGATATTTGTCAAGGGATGGTTCTTGCTAAACAGGCCAAACCTGCAGTAAAGCAAGTTGAACAAAAGGAGGTGTAATATGAAAGATTTAGCAAAGAAGCAGGAAGTCTTAAAAGCTTTAGATGGGCTTTCATATAATGATTGGTTAGAAATCAAATTTAAAGCTGACAACTACTTTAGAGAACAAATGAAAGCTTTTGAAAGTCAAATGAGATTGGACTCTAAAGTAGCTGATGCCAAGTATTAGAAATAAAGCTGCTACTCATCAAGGAGCTAATTTCTCGATAAAAACCTAAAAAATGAAGAAAGTTGCTACTAGTCCCACAATTAAGTCGTCAGAACCAGGGAAGTTAGTTCCTTGATGGGTAGCAAAAAAAGAAAGGAGACGAAAGCAAAATGGCACATAAAGATCCGCAAGAACTGTATGAAGAGTTCTTTATAAAAGAAAGGAATATTTGTTTAGAACTTATTCGTAAATATGAAATTTCATCAAAAACATTTAAGGAATGTGCAATTCCTGACACTGTTAAAAGACTGCATGAAATGGATGTGACATTGTCTAAAATGGACGAACAAATCACAAGGTTGCAAGCAATTATTGATGTAGGTCTTTATACAGGAATTGTTACTGCAACTTTCTATAGCAAAGAATTTGTTGGAGTTTTTGTACCTGTTTTAAATCACGCACGAAGAGGTAAAGAAGATGGAAATAAAGGACAATGAAAATATTTCAATTGAAGAATGTATGAAGCGTATGCACAAAAGTAGAGAGTTTATTCTAAATGCTATTCAGCAAAATGAACTTCAAGGAATTGTTGTCGTGAATGAAAGCGGAAGACGTACCCCTCATATTCCAAGAAAGCCATTTGAACAGTACATGACAACATATCGTCAAAATCCAACAGAGGCATTGGTAACCGCATTGTTTAACTTCATAGGAGAAAAATTCCCAAACTCCAAAGAAGATTTGGTAAGTGCATTGATTAATGCTTTAGAAAAAGAAAAAGCCGATGTGAAAAACCACATCAGCAAAATATAACCACAAATATTATAGATAAATCCAGGAGGAATTACAATATGAAATTAACAAGAAATGGGCAAATCGTTCTTTTATCCGCATTTGTCGTAGCGCTTCTTATGAGTGGAGTTGGATTTGTTAAAGCCAAAACAGCAGAAGCAAAGTATCAAGAACAATCGGCTCAAATGCAACTTTATAAAGATGAGTTGAATGATGCTCAAAATCAAATCAATGAATACACTCAATACAAAGCTATGTATGAGTGCATTCAAGTAGAAAAGAATCAACTTCAAGAGCAAGTTGATGAAATGAACAAATGAAAAGCTCTAGGGCAGTTTACGATAACGTTTTACTGGCCGGGAGAAGATAAGTATGGGCGTTTGACATCTACAGGAGTCAATGCAATTGAAGGGAAAACAATTGCGGTAGATCCTGCAGTTATTCCATATGGCTCTATAGTCTTGATTAATGGCAATGAATACGTTGCGCAAGACTGCGGAGGAGCAATTAAAGGGAGAAAGATAGATGTTTTTGTAGAAAATCCAAAAATGGAAAAACAAGTAACGGAAGTATATTTGAAAAGGAGAACATGAAAATGGATGAATTATTAGATGCAATCATTGAAGGATTAAAGAAAAGAGGGGGGGGAGCTACCAGAAATCACGTTAATAGATATGGAGCTCGTAGCAACTCCTAAAGATGGACTTGAATGTAGAATACAAGGTACAGAAATGACTAAAAAGATTCTAAAGTCATTAGAAATATCAAATGAGGATTTAGATAAAATGCTAAGACCTGCAGCAAAATGTCTAAAGGGATTTGCTGATTATCTTATTGAAAAAATGGATGAAAAGAATGAAGAAATGAGAAAAGAAATATTTAGTAAGATTTCAAAAATGAATTAAGAGATGACATCCGTTATCTCTTAGCAAATATAGAGCTTCTTATGTTTAAAAGCCATGTTCTGTTCTATGTTTGCTAAGAGCTAATAAATGCTCTATAGGCTATTATTCAATACCGGTTTTTACCTCCAAAAGATTAAAACTCAGCGAAGAGTTAGTGAATGATGATTTGTATGTTTTCAATAATAGCCTATTTTTATTCGATAGAAAGGAGAAGGAATATGAAGTATGTAGATTATGTTGTTGATCAAATAAATATCATACAAAAAAGATACACCTACAGAAATGTATTTAAGGATTGGCTGGCTATGGTTGCAAACTGGCATGGAGGAAAACATCAATTTATTGAAGATGGAGATACTTTCGATGATACGGTTGAGGAATATGCTTTGAGGGATTCCGTTGAATTATCAAGATGTGCATGGGCAGTTTATAATGCAGGTTCTAGAAAAATCAATTTTCTTTTAGCGGTAAATGACACATTAAATAATGATGATCATGATAAAATGCATGATTTCATTGTTGAAAAGTTCTCATAAAAAAAGAAGCCATCAATTAAATATTGACGACACCTTTTTATACTTTTTCCTGACAACTTGATTATAGCATATGCATTTGTAAAAGCATAGATATAATCAATGGAAAATGTGTAAAAGAGTGTCTTAATTAAGCTTGTAATGGATATTAACAAGTCGTCAAAAAGGAAACGTACTGAAATAGAGTATGACTATGAGAATTTATATGATGTTCCAATTGACACACTAAAAGATAAATACATAGAGGAACTGTTAAGAACAAACAAGATAGACCATCATTACACAACAAAGACAATTCAATCAGGAAATCAGTTTGAGGTGGAAATTTATCCAACCTTTAATAAGAAAGACATTGAAAAGTACAAGCTACCTAAAAAGCCATCAAAGAAAGCCCAGAAGAATTTAAATGAAAAAAATGCAAGAAAACGATTGATAAGATTGATCAATGCAAATTTTGATTTAGATGACTGGGCTATTCATTTAACCTATTCTAACGAAAACCTGCCACCATCAATAGAAGAAGCTGAAAAAGAAGTCTACAAGTACATTAGAAAAATCAACTATCGAAGAAGGAAAGTTGGATTGCCTAATGCAAAATGGATATATGTAACTGAATACGACCCAAAGAAAAAAATAAGGCTTCATCATCATCTGCTGATAGAAAAAGGGATTGATAGAAAGGTTATGAAAAGCCTTTGGAAAAACGGAACAAGGACCGAAATAAAAGAACTTGAACCGGATGAATTTGGTTTGACCGGTATTGCCAATTACATCTCAAAAGATCCTAAAGGAAAAAAACGATGGAAATCATCAAAGGGATTGAAACAGCCTATAGAAAGAAAAAGCTACACAGTATTTTCAAGAAAGAAAATCAGCAAGATGATAAGTGACAGCTCGTTGATATCTCAATACATGAACACCAATTACAAAGCAAAACAGTATTTGAGTCATGAAGTAAGGTACAACAAGACCAATCATATGTACTACATATATGTACAGATGAAAATAAAGAACAAAAAGGAGAGATGCGAAAGGAGAAATATTTGATATGGCGGATGAACTGTTAAGGATTAACATTAAGATCACTAAAACTATGATGGAAAAGTATATTGACGACTTCATCGATGATGAGATTATGGATGAAAAGGCTGAATCAACTTATGAAAAATATAGACTTGTGCTGACAAAGTTTATTGAATCGATTGAAAATGAAGAAGTTTCTAAAAAGGACATGATTGCCTACAAACAAAGCATGCAGAAAAAGTATGCGACAAAGACAATCAACAATTACATTATCATCATCAATAAATTTATGAAGTACATTGAGTTGGTTGAAGTAGATGCCTACTCCAAGAAGATGTTGAAAAAGCATATTTCAGACAATTATTCTTTAAAACCCATTAGAGAGCAAGAAAAGACTTCACTTGAAAATGTTCTTGAGCCAAGTGAATTTAAAAGAATGCTGAAAATGGCTAAACAATTAGGATACCAAGACATATATATGATCATGAAGATTTTCGGCTATACAGGAATAAGACTAAGTGAATTGAAGTTCTTCACTTTTGAAAATATTCAGGAGAAGAAAGGTTATATTGAAGTTTATAACAAAGGTAAGTTGAGACAAGTTCCTTTAAGAAGTGATTTAAGAAGAGAACTCTTGAAATATGCAAAGAAAAATAACATTGAGCAGGGAACTTTGTTTCCGGGAGTCGATGATAAAACAAAAATGCTTTCAAAAAAGACCATCCAAAACAGGATAAAGAAAATATGTGGTAAATGCAGGGGAATTTCACTAGAAAAAGCACACCCCCATGCATTCAGACATATGTTTGGAATCCAATGGGTACACCA